AGAACCAACTGACCACTCGACCTTCTTGCCAACCTGTCTTTGACCGAGACACTGGCGATGACACTGGTAATGTTGAATTCAAATTCAAGTTAAAAGCCAAGGTCAAGAAGCGTGATGGTTCTATGTACGAGCAATCCCCTGCGGTGTTTGACAGCAAAGTAAAACCGATGGACAAGCAAACACTGATCGGGAACGGATCGCGAGTGAAGGTTGCTTTTGAACCCATCACCTATGCGATGCCAGCCACTAAGCAAGTAGGTGTATCACTCCGACTCAAGGCAGTACAAGTGTTAGAGTTAGTTGAATACGGAACTTCAACCACATCCGTATTTGATGAAGAGGATGGTTACGTTGCCCCCTCCGCAACAGCGGCCATTCCAACTACCACTGACGATGAGGTGTTCGCTGATGCCACCGACTTCTAGGTCTACTTTAGAAGAGCGTGTTCAGCAGAACCTCGATAAGCGTGGGGTAACTTATGAGTATGAACCTTGTAAGTTGCCCTATGTGGTAGAGAGAAACTATGTCCCTGATCTAAAGATTGGGGATATGTTTATCGAGATCAAAGGATACTTCCGACAAGACGCGCAACGTAAGATGCGTAACATGAAGGAACAACACCCTGAGCTAGACATCCGCTTTTTATTCCAAAAAAATTCAAGCACTGTGCAAGGTGCGAAGAGACGTAAAGACGGAACGAAGATGACTTGTGCTGAATGGGCAGAACGTCATGAATTTATTTATGCAGAGGGGATTATTCCAGATGAGTGGTTACGAAATACCTGACTTAGATACTGAAGATCACATCATGTACGAAGATTACTTAGAGTTTGGAATTGAAAGGCTATGTGAATGTACCAACTCACCACTGTGTGGTTGCCGTGATAAACACATAGACCGCCTTGAGAAAAAACGAAAACGATTAGAGAGGAAATATGCAGCAACAGGCAGATGGTAGCGAATTCGTGATGCACACACCTTGCGAGAAGTGTGGGTCATCGGACGCAAACAGCCTATATACCGATGGACACACCTATTGCTTCTCTTGTGAAAATTATAAACACAATGATGAGGAGGTACAGCTGGTAGAGTTTAAACCTACTGAGCTTTTGACAGGTAGGCACGAACCGCTTACTAAGAGAAAGATAACTGAGAAGACAACTAAGTTTTGGGATTATCAAATAGGGCAGCTACATGGTAAGACAACGCAGGTTGCAAATCACAAGACCCCAGACGGTAAAACCGTGGGGCAAAAGATTAGAACAGCAGGAAAAGAATTTAGTGTTAGAGGTTCACTTAAAGAAGCAGGACTCTACGGACAATGGCTCTGGAGAGATGGAGGCAAAGCAGTCACCGTTGTTGAAGGAGAGCTAGATGCTTTGTCTATGTCACAAGCCCTTGACCTGAAGTGGCCTGTAGTCTCCGTTAAGACAGGGGCGGCAGGAGCAAAGAAAGATATTAAACAAGCAATAGAATGGTTAGAGAAGTTTGAGTCAGTCGTCTTTATGTTTGATCAGGACGAAGCAGGACAGAAAGCTGTTGTTGAATGTGCAGCTCTACTCTCACCTCGCAAAGCAAAGATAGCAAGACTGCCTCTTAAAGATGCCAGTGATATGTTACAGCAAGGCAGACAGCCTGAACTGATAGATGCTTTCTGGGGAGCTAAGAGTTTCCAACCTGACGGTATCATCAATGGTGCTGACTTGTGGGAAGAAGTATCTACAGATAAAGAAGTGCACTCAGTCCCTTACCCATACAAAGGTATCAATGAAAAGATTGGTGGATGTAGGCTAGGTGAAATAGTGACGGTAACAGCAGGATCAGGTCTTGGTAAGTCACAGCTCACACGAGAGTTTGCTTATCACTTACTTAATGAAGGAGCTACCATAGGTTATGTAGCCCTTGAGGAGTCAAGTAAGAGAACAGCACAGGGCTTGATGTCACTTCACCTCAACAAACTTGTGCACCTCAACGAGATACCTAAAGAAGAACTGAAGGAAGCCTTTGATGCTACCATGGGTACAGGCAGAGTGTTTATGTACGATCATTGGGGATCAACAGAAAGCGACAACCTCCTTGGTAAGATACGCTATTTGGCACGAGGCTGTAACTGCCAGTACATTATCCTTGACCACATCTCCATAGTAGTGAGTGGCATGGAAGGTGGCGATGAAAGGCGTACCATTGATAATCTCATGACACGCCTTCGCTCTATCACTGAGGAGTTAGGCATAGGCATGATAGTAGTATCACACCTAAGACGACCATCAGGTGATAGAGGACACGAGGAAGGTATCATCACTTCTCTCTCACAGCTACGAGGCAGTGCCGCTATCGGACAGCTTAGTGATATAGTCATAGGTTTAGAGAGAAACCAACAAGATGCTGAGACTTCAGACACGACTACTGTTCGTATCCTAAAGAACCGATGGAGTGGCGAGACAGGCATAGCAGGGAAGCTTCGGTACTGTAAAGAAACAGGACGTATGTCTGAAGAGAACTTTGATGATGTGCCTTTTTAAAAATGGAAAATAATAATGTGGATACTACCGAAGAATTACCAACTGTCCTCTCGTTTTGCTCAGGATATGGTGGACTCGAAAGTGGACTTGATCTTGCTGGAGTCGATCATCGAGTCGTCTCTTATGTCGAGATCGAAAGCCATGCCATTGCGAACTTGGTTGCGAAGATGGAATCGGGTCAGTTACACCCAGCTCCTATTTTCACGAATCTTAAAACCTTTCCAGCACACCTCTTTCGAGACTGCGTTGACATTATCACTGGAGGCTACCCGTGTCAGCCGTTCTCAGCGGCAGGTAAAAGAAGGGCAGAAGATGACCCCAGACATTTATGGCCACACATCAGAGAGCATATACAAGCAATTAAACCTTCCACTGTTTTCTTCGAGAATGTTGAAGGACACCTCAGTCGAGGACTTGAGAGTGTCATCGGAGACTTATCAGAAGATGATTTTAAAAGCACGTTCGGGTTATTTGGGACGAAAGACCTTGGCTTCATACATGAACGGAAAAGAGTCTATATCCTTGCCCACTCCGACAGCTTCTTCAGCAGAAGGAGGGAGACAAAAGATAGAGTACAGAAACGGATTCAAAACCTACAGGTCAAACAGCAATCAATGGTTTGGAGCGAAGCTACGAAGTGCCTTGGAGATCAACCAAGACAAGGATTTCATAGCAAACCCTGCATTCGTAGAGGAGATGATGGGTCTGCAAATTGGCTGGACAGACATCGACTCTTAGGAAATGGTGTCGTTCCCCAACAAGCTGCGAAGGCATGGCTAACACTAAGCGAGGAGCTAGGATGAGATGTTAATATTTGATATAGAAGCAGACAACTTACTACCTAATGTAACCACCGTACATTGTATATGTATACAAGACACCAACACTAACCGTGTTTGGAGATACGACCCCACGCAATTAGATGTAGCACTCGATGCACTCAGCGATGCTGAAGTCATAGGCGGTCACAACGTCATGGCTTACGACTTACCTGTCCTCAAGAAAATCTTTGGCTACGAGTACAAAGGGGAAGTCTTCGACACCCTAGTTGCCTCAAGGTTAATCTGGCCTAACCTGAAAGAGAAGGATATGCTGAAGCGTACAGTCGAGAACAAGATGATTGGCTCACACTCGCTCAAGGCATGGGGACAGAGGCTCAAGTTTAACAAGGGTGACTACGGTGAGCAGGAAGAAGCATGGGATCAGTACACGCCAGAGATGCTTGAGTATTGCGCTCAGGATGTAGCCCTCAATGTTAAGTTGTATCAGTTGATCAAAGAGAAGGACTACCCTCAAGAACCTATGCGACTTGAGCATGAGATGAATGACTTACTTCTCACACAAGAACGCATGGGCTTTCCCTTCCATGTTAAGAAAGCACAGCAACTCTACACTGATTTATCCACACGTAAGCTAGAGATAGAGACAGAGCTAGTCGCTACGATAGACCCCACCATAGTCGAACTAAAGACCAAGACAAAAGTAATTCCCTTCAACCCTGCATCACGTCAACAGATAGCAGACAGACTACAGAAGAAGGGGTGGAAGCCCACGGAGTTTACTCCTAGTGGCGAACCAAAAGTTGACGAAAAAATCTTAGCAGGGATAGCTATGCCTGAAGCTAAGTTATTAACTGAGTTTTTAATGCTCAACAAAAGGTTAGGACAATTAGGAAATGGAAAACAAGCATGGCTTAAGCTTGAGAAGAACGGGAAGATACACGGTCGTGTTAATCACATGGGTGCTGTTACTTCTCGCTGTACTCATAGCGACCCAAATGTGGCTCAAGTCCCGTCAACAGGAGCAGCTTTTGGAAAAGATTGTCGGGAGTTGTTCTATGCCCCCGAAGGATATTCCCTGCTTGGAGCGGATGCAAGTGGGCTTGAGCTGCGGTGTCTAGCACACTACATGAACCGCTACGATGGTGGAGCTTATGGTAAAGAAATACTGAGTGGTGACATTCACACAGCTAACCAGCAAGCGGCAGGACTAGCAACACGACCACAAGCGAAGACGTTTATCTACGGGTTTCTTTATGGAGCTGGTAATGAGAAGATAGGCGAGATCATAGGCAAAGGTGCAAGAGAAGGCTCACTGATTAAGAAGCGCTTTCTCGCTAAGACACCTGCACTAAAGAAATTAACAGAGGCAATCAACAATAGATTAGAACAACAGCATGGTGATAAGTATATCAATGGGCTAGATGGAAGACGCATCCCCATACGACATTCACACGCTGCTCTCAACACATTACTCCAGTCAGCAGGCGCTATCATTTGTAAGAAGTGGTACTCGCTTATTGAACGGATGGTTAGAGAGAGAGGGTACAACCACAATCAGGTGGCGATTGTAGCCTTTGTTCACGATGAAGTTCAAATCATAGTTAAGAAAGGTTTGGAGGATGAAGTCGGTGCAATCACTAAAGAAGCCATTAAAGA